GATATAAAATCTTTTATTTTAATCATATATCAAATACATGGCTGACCAAGCACCGGGGGGTAGGGGGTAAACGCGTGGGGCCGGGGGGTTGGATATTAGGGGCCCCACACCATCTCTAATATAGAACATCCCCAAATACCCATATGGATCAAGTTATGTCAGCAATATTACCAGGGGGTAAGTTACCATGTGGTAATATGACCGGGGTAATTATATTTGTATATTTGTTATATGAAAGTTGAGATATTTACTATTACGTTTAACAGCATGTATATCATGCCTTTTTTTATTGAGCATTACAAGGAGAGATTTCCAGATGCTGTTATAAATGTTTATGATGATGGTTCTACTGATAGCACTACTTCCTACTGTAGGAACATGGGTTGTAATGTTGTTGATATACCACAACCATCAAATTGTTTGTCTGGTGCTGAAAGGACTAATGGTTTAAGAACAACAGATGAACAAAGAAAGATTAACCATGTACATAAGATTAATGATTTAAGGGCTGAGTATTGGAAACAATCTAAAGCAGAATGGGTGATAGTTGTAGATCATGATGAGTTAGTAGAGATTTGGGAAAAGGATTTACCAGCTATAGAAAATTATGATCTAATAATTTTTGAAGGTTATAACATGTATAATGAAACAGGGAATCCTGAAGTTGATCTAAGAAATTTAAAGTTTGCTGTTGATAGAACTTATGACGGAGAGTCTCATTTGTATGACAAACCTTTGATGATGAGAAGCAATGCAAAACTTAAAATTACAGGAGGTGGTCATAGTATAGTTACAGAAGAAGGATTAACGCAAAGTGAATTAAAGATTTCTGATAAAGAATATAAGATGTACCATTATCCAAAACGGATATTATCAAAAGAAGCATTTTTAAATTACTTTAGATTTTACATAAACTTACCTGATCATGAATTTATACCACAAGTAGAACAACTGTATTTAAATTTTACAACTAACATTAAGCTTGTACAAATAAGATGAATCCTCATGATATAACAAAAGAGTTTGAAAAAAAACTAGCAGACTATACTGGTGCACCTTATGTTGTTGCTATTGATAATATGAGTAATGCTTTGTTTCTGGCTTTGTATTATGAAGGTGTTAAAGATACAGAGGTTGAAATACCATGTAGAACTTACCCGTCTGTTCCTTGTGAAATAAAACATGCCGGGGGTATTGTTAAGTTTTATGATGTGCCGGGGGATAAAATAAAAGGATGTTATCAGTTGAGACCTACACGCGTGTGGGATTCTGCTTTACACTTTACAGCAGATATGTATATACCAGGAAGTCACATGTGTGTTTCCTTTACTGGACCATATAAACATTTGAAGCTTGGTAAAGGTGGTGCAATACTTACTGATGACTATGATGCATATCTTTGGTTTAAGAAAGCTAGGTTCAGCGGTAGGAGTGAGTGTTCTTATTTAGAGGATGACTTTACTATGCTAGGTTGGAATTTTTATATGATGCCTGAGATAGCAGCAAAAGGATTACAATTAATGGGTCAGTTTTATAAAGGTGATGGTAGTAAAATAAGTACTGAAGATTTGGAATTAGAATATCCAGATCTTTCTAAATTTAGTATATATGTTTCTTAGTGAAAAACAATTAAAAAAAATAGGGCTGGGGTCCTATGGAAAAGATGTATTAATTTCTGATAAGTGTAGTATCTATAATCCTGGTAATATACACATAGGAGATAATGTAAGGATAGATGATTTTTGTATATTGAGTGCTGGTGAAAAAGGTATTGAGATAGGGAGTCATGTACATATTGCTTGTTACTGTTCATTAATTGGTCGTGAAAAAATATCAATGAAAGATTTTTCTGGGTTATCAAGTAATGTTTCTATCTATTCCTCAACTGATGATTTTACTGGTAGTTTTTTAGCAGGACCTTGTGTACTAGAAGAATTTAAAAATATGGTATCAAAACCTGTGACTCTAAATAAACATGTATCTATTGGTACTAAGTCAACTATATTACCTGGTGTAGAAATAGGTGAAAACTCAAAAGTGTATGCTCATTCTTTAGTAACAAAAAGTTTTCCAAGTAACGTAATTATATTTGGTATTCCTGCTAAAAAAATAAAAAATTTAAAAAATAGTTTAGAGCATTTAGAAAAATTGTTTCTGAGTAAAAAAAATTATTAGATTTGTACCATCTAAAGTTAAATGCTGTTTCCGCTCATATGCTTTTCCTTTTGATGTCAGCCCTGGACCTATTTCCCAGGGCTTTCTTTTTAACAACTTGTTCCTACAGAACAACAACATACACTCCCCCTGTGGATAGTATCCATAGGCTCAGTGCCAGGAGGGCATACCATAAGAACTGCTCGCTTACTCTCTGGCCTTCTCTGCGCAGGAAAGCTGTCAAGTATAACTGTTAGCAACACCCAGAAAAGTTCTCTTGGCCAGAGATTACTATCTGGGTTTTTTGTTTTAATTTTGTTTATCAAAAAATTAATCACATGAAAAAGATAGATATGGGTAAGTATGTTCTTCTTGTTGGAGATAATGCTACTGAAATATTTGACTATTATGGAGTAGATGAGATGCACGGGTTAAACCGTAAAGATGCTCAGGCAGAAGAAGTAGATAAGACTGTTGGTAATGGTGTGTATATTTATGGATGGAACAACTATGATCCGCGCGATAAAAAGCTAACTGCTAAAGCTCCATACAAACCATTCTTGTTTTTGAACATGGGTACATTTAAGAAGTATTCTCTTACAGAAAAATGTACAGCAGTTATGCATGAGACTATGCACATGGCTATACTGTTAGATAACTGGAATATCAAGGATAAGGAAGAGGAGGCTGTAACCTTTGCTGAAGAAGAAGCAAACAAGATTATTGCAAAATTGGGCTTTGATAAAAAAGAACAACCTAAAAAAGGTTTCTTCAGTAAATAATTTTTTTATATTTGTTGAACTATGAGCAAGTCAAAATCTAAAGATCCAGTTACACTACTTGAAGTTGTCCTTACTGAGAACAACACATTTGAAATCAGAATGGGTAAAGTAAATGAAGCTAGTATTCCTATTGTAATAGGCTTATTAGAAAAAGTAAAATTTGATTTGCTTATTAGAGAGTATGATGAGGTAGAAGAAAAAGATGAGCTACCTGTTAATTTTATAAATCAAAAATTTGACGCATGATGATTCAAAGATGTATGAAGAAGCCCGAGTATTATGATGCTTTAAGATATACTGAAGGTGACAGAGAACAAGTATTTAGTTTTGCACCAAATGCAGAATTTATTATGTTACTTAAAACTTTGACGTTGTTTGTTACATGTAAACTGGGCCCTAAAAAGGTATTACCTGGAGACTATATTTTAAAGAGTAATACTGGTGAGTTGTTTGTATTTACACCTGAAGAGTATGAAAACAAATTTGTGAATGTAAAGAGAACAGAGCTCAAGTGAAATATATAAAGAACCCTGTAATAGTTGATGCGGTTCAATGGGTAGGGAATAATAGAAATGAGATTGAAGATTTTGCAGGTGAGTACTGTGACTTTGTAAATAATAGTTTTCTATTTGTATTCTCTCCTGAAGGAACACTAAGAGCATCAGAGGGTGATTATGTAATTAAGAATAGTAACGGTGGATTTTATATATGCAAACCGGATGTGTTCAAACTAAATTATAAACAATTAAATTAAATACAAATGGTAGAATACCAAGAAAGAGTAGTCAAAGAAAGAGACAGTCTTGTAGCTAGAAAAGTTGCTCTAGTTTCTTTTATGGCTTCTGAAGCATTTGCTACTGTGAATGAAGCAGAGAAAAAAAGAATGCAACACCAAGAAGTTGTGATGGGTGAATACATCCAAATATTAGATGAACGTATTAATAATTTTCCAAATGAGTAGAACAAGTAACCGTCAAAAAATTGAAGTCTTAAAAGGATGGCTTCATTATTTAGTAATCAATAAAAGTAAAAAATAATGAGTGAAACAGTAGTAAGTATTCCAGAAGATGTAGGAATATTAGGTATGAATGAAAAGAAAATACTTTCATTTGGTGAGCAGTTAGTTGGGATTGAGTTTAATCCATCTAATGATGCTGGTGTGGCTAAAGTAAAAGAATTGTATGCTGAGATTGCAAATATTCTTAAAGACTCATACCAAGAGGGTCCAGGAAATCCAATTAAAAGTTTACTATTTGATCATGCTGTAGGAGAATTAGTAAGTGCACAAATGGCAGTAGTAAAAGTAATCACGTTTAAATAAAAAGAAAATGAAACTATTAGGAAAAAGAATTTTGATTAATGTACCGGTAATTGAGAAAGCGGTAATTGAGTTATCACCAGCGCAAGAAGCAGAGCGTGAAAGAGATGCTATCAAGAAATGGACTGAACTAGAAGTTCACGCCATAGGAGATGAAGTAGAAAAAATAAAAGCTGGAGACAAAGTTTATGTTCAGACATATGCTTTAGAAGGAGCTGAAAAGATCATGATTGGTGAGGAGATGAAATTGTTAATAAGAGAAAGTGAAGTTGCAATAATATACTAGTATGAATGAATTGCGTTATGAACAGTATAACAAAGCTATTATGAAAGATCTGAAAAAAGAGAATGTTTCTGTTATGCAAGAACCTAAGTGGATTGATCCACAGGAGTACAGTAAAAAGGTTTTGGACAATATGCCGAAATGGACCACCAACACTTCTCCTACTGAACAACCAAGTGCATTAAGACCTGAGCATTATGGAGGAGCTGATAATAAGTATGAAGTATTTAATGTATTAGAAGCATGGGGTCTAGATAAAGACTTCTACTTAGGTAATGTAATCAAGTATGTTGCACGAGCTGGTAAAAAAGATCCTGCAAAAAATAAAGAGGATTTACAAAAAGCTTTAGTATATTTGCAGAGAAGAATTGATAGTTTATGAAAACGGCAATATATATAGTGACAGTTATAGTCATCATGTTTATGTTTATATTACAGGATAAGTTAAGAAAACCTGTCTATAATAAAATGTATAATGTGTGGAATGAAGATAAGGATAGCATCCTTGTTGCTAATGTTATTATGATTATAATGCTATTCTTTTCATTTCTGTTGGGTTATTTCATGTAGATTTTTTTTGTGTTGATTTAAAAAAAGTCCTTGGTTTAATTACTGAGGACTTTTTTTTATGATTAATTTTTAGTATATTATATTATATAATCTTTAAAATTTAGAAATCATGCCAGAAAAATTTATACCTCAATCTCCAGATCCATATTTAAATCAAGATGCTGAAGCATCATTAGTAAAATTTGGACACTTAAACTTTTTGTTAGATCAGTGTAACAATAATGTTTTTGCAAATAATACAGCAGCAAAAGCTGGTGGATTAAAAAAAGGTGATTTTTACCGTAATAGTGATGGTCAAATATTTATTGTAAAAGATTAAGCTATGAGCTTCTTAGGTCAATTTAGTTTTGGGTACCCTGTTACAACCCAAAATATTATAACAACAATACCTGATGATGCTATCATACCACTATCTATTGGGAGCAGTTTACAGGGAAATGTTCTTGGTACATCATTTGCTGATTTAAAATCTCAAGTAAGTAGTAATTCAACTTGGGGTAGTATTACTGGAAACATATATGCTCAAAATGATTTAATAAATTTAATAAATCAATCAAATGGTCCACGTTATATAGGGGAAAAATTTGGAGGTGGTGTTATATTTTATTTGTGGAAAGATGAAAATAATATACAACATGGTTTAATTACTAGCATAGTTGATCAGTCAACTTTTGTTCAATATAGTAATGTATATGGAAATATTGGAGCATCAACAACTTGGAATGGTCAGCTTAATACAAGTTTAATGGCTGCTCAGGCCGGAGCAACATCTGGTGCTTGGAAACTTTGTAATGATTATGTTTATAACGGTTTTACTGATTGGTATTTACCATCAGTAGATCAATTAAATTTATTATATAATAATAGATTTCTTGTTAATAAAGCATTGGCAACTGTATCTGGTGCTACACAACTAGCGGAACTAGATTACTGGAGTAGTTCACAGGTATCTGCATTTTTTAATGCATGGACATTTTATTTTTCATCAGGTTCTTCATTTGTTCAAGATAAAAGTATTAATAAAGCTGTAAGAGCAATTAGAGAATTTTAATATAAAAAATGTTATGAGTTTTTTAGGACAATTTAATTTTGGATATCCGGTGATATCTCAAAATATTTTAAATAGTATACCTGATGAAGCAGTATTACCATTTTCAATAGGCAATAGCTTACAGGGTAATATACTTGGTATAACCTTTGGTGATTTAAAATCTCAAGTAGGTGGTAGTTCTACATGGGGTTCTATTACTGGAAATATTTATGTTCAAAGTGATTTAATAAACTTGCTTAATAACAAGCAAGATATATTAAACTCTGGTGGCAACATTAAAACTATTAATGGTTCTAGTATATTAGGTTCTGGTGATATTACAGTAGCTGGTTTACCAAGTTTTATTGAGTATAATGAATCAAATAAAACATTTTGGAATAATGGTGTAGGTAATATTGGAAGCAATTTGTCATATGGTCAAAATGCATTAATATCAAACACAGGAGGTTCCGATAATATTGCTATAGGGTTAGAAGCTTTATATAGTAATACTACTGGTTATAGTAATGTTGCAATTGGTAATACAGCTTTACGAAATGGGAACGGAAATAGAAATACAGCAGTTGGTTTTGAATCTATAAAAAGTATTGACACAGGTACAAATAATACAGCTCTTGGTTATAAGAGTTTAACATCTAATACAAGTGCTAATTGGAATGTTGCTGTAGGAAGTTCTTCATTAATGACTAACGTATCTGGTTCAAATAATACTGCTATAGGTTCTTATTCACTTGCTAATAATACAACTGGTCAATATAATACAGCTGTAGGTGATTCATCATTAGTACAAAATAGTACAGGTTCAAATAACACAGCATTAGGATCATATGCAATAGCTAATAATACTACTGGTATCCGAAACACGGCTGTTGGTTCAAGTGCTTTAAGTGCAAATAATACTGGAAATTATAATACAGCAATAGGTTATCAAACACTTTTAAATAATACAACTGGTGCAAATAATGTTTCAGTTGGTGCAAGTGCCTTACTTAATAATACTACAGGTCAATTTAATCTTGCAATAGGTAGAAGTGCTTTATCTGCAAATATTACTGGTTCATCTAAACTAGCAATTGGTGATTCAGCCTTATCTAGTAATACTGGTGCATCAGGTAGTATTGTTGCAATAGGTAATAGTGCTTTAGCATCAGATGCTTCAGGTTATAATTCAGTTGCAATAGGTACTAGTGTAGGTGCTGGAACTACGTCATTTGGATATAACAATGTTGCAATTGGTGTTGAAGCAATGTATAATAATACAGGATTTAACAATATTGGTATTGGTTTAGGTTCATTAAGAAATTCTAGTGGATCAAACAATATTGGTATAGGTACGAATACTTTACAAACTAATACAACAGGTACTAATAATGTTGCTGTTGGTTCAGAATCATTGATAAATAATACTACTGGTTATCAAAATATAGCTTATGGTAGAAATACATTAAGATCAAATACGACAGGATACTCAAATACTGCACTTGGTCATAGTGCTTTATATGGAAATACAACAGGAACACTAAATGTAGCTGTTGGAGATGGATCATTACAATCAAATACAACAGGTAGTGAAAATGTTGCAATAGGTAGAGCATCTTTATTAAGTAGTACTACTGCTAGTAGAAATACAGCAGTAGGTGTATCTGCTTTACAAAATAATACAACTGGACCTAATAATAATGCTTTAGGAGCTACTGCATTATTAAGTAATACTACAGGTTCAAACAATATAGCATTAGGGGTAGCTACATTATTAACAAACACAACTGGGAGTTTTAATTGTGCTGTAGGAACAAGTACTTTATACACTAATAGTACTGGTTCATTTAATGCTGCTTATGGAAATGGAGCACTTTATAG